CCGCGCGGCCGCTTCCGCCTTCTGCTTCGCCTGGCGATTGGCCCACCAGAAGCGCAGTTCGGTCTCGCCGTCCTGCAGCACCTGCAGCGTGGCATAGACCTGGCTGCCGGGCAGCGGGATCTCCATGCGATCCTGCAGCTGCGCCAGCATGGCTTCCAGCGGCTCGTAATGTTCATCGATCGCCGCGATGCAGTGCGCGCGGAGATCGTCTGTTAGCTCTTCATCGTCCAGCGCGGCCGCCGCCCATGACTCAAGATGAGTCATCTCATAGACGACGGAGGCCAGCGCAGCCGCGTCGGCCGCGTTGGCCGGTTCGGGCTCGGCCGTGATTTCCAGGCTGTTGTCGATGCCCTGGTCGTAATTGCCGAGCGTCAGCCGCGGCGGCGCCGGTTCGAAGCGCAGTTCCTTGCCAGTCTGGCGGCGGACGCGCTTGCGGATTGATTCCAGCTTTTCGTCCGCGAGCTGCAGCAGCAGCCCCTCGTCCATGACACGGCCGCGCTGGTCGGCCGCGTCGGCGAAGAGGTCAAGCTCATAACGGCCGCCGGCATCGCGATAGGCCTGCTCGCCCACGAAGCGCAGCTGCTTTTCCAGATCGCTATCGCCGACCTTCAGCAGCTTGCGGATCTCGGCGGCGTTGCGGCGCCAATCGCCGAGCTCATAGCGCGCGATCTGTTCGAACACATGGAGCTGCAGGGCGACGTCGTCCGTCGCGCCAAAGGCCTTCGCCTGGTCCTGGCCGATCTCCCCGGCTTCCAGCGCCGCGAAAATGGTCGGGTGCAGATTGCCGAGCCGGGCCCAGCGACGGACCGTCTCTATCGTCTGGCCGTTTGTGTCCGCGATTTCCTTCAGCGTGCGGCCATTCTCATGGGCACGGGCTACGGCGGCATAGACTTCGTAGGGGCGCAGATCGACGCGCACCAGGTTCTCGAACAGGCTCAGCTCGTGCAGCTCGCCCTTGTCCGTGATGTCGCGGACGATGACGTCGATCGGATGATCGCTGGGCAGACGGCCCTGCTCGATCAGCAGGGCGAAAGCACGGAGGCGGCGGCCGCCAGCGAGCGCGCCATAGGACCGCTTCTTGCCGCGCTTGGCGGGCATGGGGTGCACGACAAGCGGATAGAGCTGGCCGCGGGTGGCGAGGGACTCTGCCATGCCGGTGATAGCGTTGGCATCATGTTGATTCCGGCGGGCGTTGAAGGGAGAGACGCATAGCGCGTCGATCGTCATCGTGGTAACGGACATGGGGCTTCTCCTGGTAGACTTCTCCTTGGTGGGGAGGGTTGTGGGTGAAGATTTCCCCGCGCCGGCACAGGGCACGATGCCGGCGCGGGGCGAAACGAGACGCGTGGCTCGTTTCGCCTTCGCCTGCCGGGCGGTTGAGAGGGGGGATGCCGGCAGACGAGGGTCGGGGTGATTGGTTGCGGTGAGGGCGAGTTGACGCCCGTCGTTGGGGAATTCCTGATCGAGACGCTGGCAGCCCGGGCACGTGCAGGGACTAGCGATCTCCGGGAAAGCGAGGCCGACGCGCGACATCAGGCGGCCCGCCTATGATCATTTGGTGGCCATGGCAGATATGATCCGGCAGGCTCGAGTGACCAGCCCTGGAAGTCTTGCGTAATGGCGCGGTCAAGATCTTTGATCGCGAGCCAATCGGCTTTCTTCTTGGGTGCCGCATCATCGACCCAGCGGGCTGCAGCGTGAAGTGCATGCCAACCACTCGATCCGAGCCGGATCATGAAACGCTGATCCGCCGGCATGGCGGCGAGGGTGTCGGCGATATCGGCGATGATGCACATCAGTCGATCTCTCCGCCAATCTGACGGGCCACCCGATTGGCGCGCATCTCTATGCCCGCCAGCGCCCCTGGGACGATCTCGCCGCTCAGGATGGAGGTCGGCTGTTCCCGCACAGCATCGAGGGATTCGGTGGCCTGTTCCCGCAGGGCCCGATCAATGATGTCCGCAAGCCGGCGGCGGCTTGGCTTCTTGCGGACGCGGGCGACAATTTCTTCAGCGCCGGCGCGTTCGGGGGGCGATGTCCACCATACGAAGAGTTCATCGATGCAGGCCGGGCACAGATCCGCCTGCGACGTTTCGCCGCCGATGCATCGCGGCATAGGACGGGCGGGATCAGCGTTCGGGGCCTTGGCCCATGCCCGGCCCCAACCGTTGTCCTGACCTTCCTCACGAACTTCGACGCGCAGCCGGCAACGGTCGCACGAAATGACGGGGATCGATTCCCGGCTCATCTAAACGGGGCTCCTATTCGCTTGAGATAGGAGAGTGGGAGGCCTTCGCTCACTGGATCACCTCGTAGAAGGTGATGTCGAACGGCGAGCCAGTCAGCTCCCAGCTACAGCCTGAACGACCATCGGCCGCCCAGCCCGGCGGGCCCATGGGATTGTCGTCATGAGACGCCTCCCGCCCATGGGCGAGCCAGACGCGGACGCGCTTGCCTTCGGCCTCAGCGGGGCAATGTCCCGGGTTCGCCTTCACAGCAGCAGTCCGATCGCCGCGCCGGGGTCAAAGGGCTGATCCATGGGATCGATGGCGTCGAATGCAGTGCAGCGCGGGCCGTGAACGCTATCCGTGCGCCATTCCACCGGATATTCGAAGTCCGTCACGCGGAAGACCATCGTGTCGGCTGAAATGCGGCAGTAACCTTCAATGTCGCGCGTGCAGCGGCCGCACCAGCGCGCCATGAAGTCGGCGCCCTCCGATCCACAGGACGGGCGATAGGCGGTCGCCTCAGACATTGGCGAGCTCCTTTTCCCGGATGTAGAGGCGTTCGTTCGTCTCCTTGTTGACGCCGACGAACACGAGCTTCTCGACCGCGCCGTCGCGATCGAGCAGCAGCGTTTCGGCGCCGGTATCGATCATGACCTGAAGATGGGCCGCCCGATCGAGCAGCCAGCGGTGAATCGGCTCGCGCTTCCAGGTCGCGGGGCGGTGGCAATGGGCGATCAGCGTGCCGACGCTGTTGATCTCAATCACCACGCCGCAGCGATCCGGCCGCAAAGCGGAAGGCAGGGCCACCGGCCCCATGCTCTGCGACCCGAGCCAGACGCATTGGAAGACGCGGCACGGTTCCGGCCGATCGACATAGATCCCGCAGCCGTGCGCGGTGCAGTGGCCACAAGCCTGGTGCGCCGGCTTCGGCGGCTCCATCGCCACTTTCATGACGGAGCAGCACAGGGTGCAGGCGCCACAGGCGCGGCGAGAGGGGAGGTCAGCCATGCAGCGCCTCTCGCTCCTCGGGCGCGTCGATCGTCATGGTGGCGCCGCAGCATTTCGGCCAGCCGTGGCGCAGCGCGTCGGCCGCGTTGACGTGGGCCGACCGGCCGCATGTCTTGCACCAGGTCATGCCGCGCCGGAGCTTGGCATGGCTGGAGGCGATGATCTGGTGCAGGCCGTGGCACATTAGCGGGCGCCTCCATGGCTTGCCTGCGATGAGAAAGACGATCGCAGCGCGCGACCGGCGTCGGTCAAGGCGATGAAGCGGTCGCGCCGATCGCGCGGGTTGATGGCGCGCAGCACCAGGTCCCTTTGCTCCAGGCGGATGAGCGCACGGGTGATGACCGGCTTCGACACGTGGAGCGTGCGCGCCAGATGGCGCACATGGTGCGGGCCGGGATCGTCCGCCAGGACGGAGAGCAGCGCGAGCTGGCGCAGCGTCATTTCGGCATAGGCGGGCGACTGGACGAAGCGCCGGCATTCGGTGGCGAGATCGACCATCAGGCGGGCTCCCCATCGAAGAGGATGGCGCGCACGCGATCGCGCGTCATACCCGGGTCCAGACGCTGGAATCGCGAGATGATCAGCGACACAGCATCACCAGCTTGGCGCATCTGGCGCAACTCGTACGCGCTGTAGGGGGTGGTGCGGGGAGCGGCGCGCATCAGCCTTGCTCCGCTATGGAGGGGGACCGAACGCCGATGGCAACTGGCGGGTGCCCATGGCCCAGCACGTACAGCGCGACGGTGCCACCGGCATTGAGCGTCGCCAAATCCTCGGCCGAGGGCTTCCAGAGGCTTTCGAACGCGGGGTGTCCCGCTAGCGTCGTGAGGTGGACCTCCAAGACACCGCAGAAACCGTCGCGCGCTTCATCCCAACCAGCAGGGGCGCCGAAGCGATGATCAACATAGGGGTGGGGGACCGCTTCCATCAGTCGCCCTCCCACTGCCGTTCGATCGACTGAAGGTCGGCGATCATCCTGCGCAGGCCGCGTTTACTGAGCGCCGCGGCCAACGCCTCGTCTGTCGGCGCGAAGGGATTGCCCCCTATGAAGTGCAGCAGGACTTTCCCGAGTTCGGGGACGGGAGCCCAGCCAATGGCGATGCCTTCGCAAACCTGCGTCAGTGTGAACATGTCCGCTCGAAAGCCGTGCGGCAGCCAGGCGCGTCCATCGTCATCCAGCAGGACGGGGAGGGCGAACGGTGGAACCGGCTCGTCCGCAAGCGGCGGCAAAATTTCCAACGCAGGGGACATCATGCGGTGGCCTCCTCGCGGCGAGCATCACGGCGCGCCAGCGTCAGGAGGCGGCCGCGCACGCTGCTGTTCGCCCGCCCGATCTGGCGGGCGATCTGGTTGATCTTCGTTCCCTTGCCCTCAAGGTCGAGAAGACGCTTGTCCTCATCCGCGGACCACGGTCGGCAGGTGTTCCCGTCGCGCCGATATGGCGCGCTCGGCTGGGTATGCTTGCCCCGCAGGTGGGGCGGAGCGTCGGCGCCGAGGCGCATGCATTGCCAGTTGATGGCGTCCGCGCTGATCGGCGTCCCGCCGCTGGTGAAATGAGCCGCAATCCGGCCTATGCCCCAACCGCGCTCGCGTAGATCGGCCATCTCCGCCAGTTGCTCGTCGGAAAGGATGCGCTTGCCGCCCATCAGTTGCCTCCGCCGATTTGCTGGGCAACGTAGATGAAGCCGGGGACGATGATGGTCACCACGACGATGGCGATCGCGCCAAGGGCAAACCAGCCGCTGCCGTAAATGTCGGCCTCGGTATCCTCCACGAAGGTCATGCGGGGCTGCGGCCCGTCCCAAAAGGACTGGTCGGCGTCGCGGGGTGCATAGTCGCGGGGGCGGAAGGGTGCGGGCATGTCAGGACTCCTTTTCCGGAGAGACAGGGACACAGGCTGTGCAGAGGTCGGGGCTCGACCAGGCGCAGCCGGTGGCGGTCGCGGGATCGAGGCAGGCATCGAATTGGGAGCAGCCGCACGTCATGCAGATCTGCGGCTCCTCGACGGCCTCGGGGCCGTAGCTGCGCAGATCGATCAGCTGCTGGAGGACGCGCCGCGAGAAGCGGAAGGCGTCGGCCAGCGCCGCCGATACGTCCGGGCTGATCGCCGCGACGTCCCGCTCGATACGCTCGATCCATGCGCGCCGGTCGATCTCGCCCAGGCGCGGCGACGTGTGGACCATGGCGGCGACGTCGTCGATCGACAGGCCAGCAGCCTGGCGGCGCTTTGACAGATATGTGCCAGGGCTCATCATGATCGTGGGTTTCCGGGCAGCAGGAAAGCCTGCCCGAAAGCGCGTCAGGAGCGCCGGGCCGGCCGGTGGATCAAAACTGGATCAAAAGATCGGCGGGGGATCGCCGGGCGGGATCAGGGCGGCTTGCGGCCAAGGCGGAGCAGCAGGCGGTCGACGAAGGATCGAACCTCCAGCAGTTCCTTCTGCGCCTTGGCTTCCTCGGCTGGGCCAGCGCCCGGGAGAGCCGCTTCCAGCACGGCCGTCTCGGCCTCGCCATTTTCCTTGATCAGGCGGATCGCCTCCAGATGGAGCTCCTGCCTGTCGCCGAACGCCTCCGCCTGGGCCGCGCGCACCATGTCGCCATAGGCCTCGAAAATGGGCGCGCCGATGCCGCCGGCGGCCTGATAGGCCACGTCCAGCCGGATCGCGGACGGCATGTTGATCTGTTCTTCCCGATCGACGTCGCCCCAGCCGCGCACGGTGCGCTCTCCATAGCCGGTCACGGTTGCCATTTCCTGCCAGCCGCCTTCCAGTTGGCCGGCGATGCGGGCGAGGGCGGCGTCGATCGAGAGCGGCGCGCGGCGCTTTGTCACTTGCCGGCTCCCTTCTTCGGTGCGACCCGAAGAAACGGGTTGGGCCTCGCGCCCGGCCAGGCTGCGTTGGACCCCGAACGGCCGGCGCGTCCGTTCGTGTCGGTCCGGACGTTCAGGTCCGTCCGACCGGAAGAAAAAGCTGCCGCCGATCCGGGGTGAATTAGATCGGCGGCAGCAGGCAGTGACCCCGGCAAAGGGTCTGCATGGGAGCCGGGGGTCACGGGTCGCGGGAATCCACCAAAAAGGGCGGGGGATTGGGAGAGACAGGCGCTCAGCAGCGGAAATAGGAAGGTGCGTGCGTCGGTCATGCCCTTACACCTTCCAAGCGATCATCGCTCGACCGGGCGTCTTTCAGCCCGAGCGCAACCGCCACCCGATGCGACACGCCGCGCCGGCATGCGCGGCGTCCCGACAAAACTTCGTAGACCAATCGTCGGCTGAACCCGTGCTCGTCGGCCCACTGCGCATAGCTGATCCCTTGCGCCGTCAGACGCGCTTTCGCCTGGGCTGCTGCCTGCGCGGTGAAGCCGCGCGCAGCGTCGCCCCGCAAAGCGGACGGAGTTGGAGACTCAGTCATGATGTGCGATGAACCTAACTGTGGAACCGAGTGCAAAAATTCAACAGAATTGCGTAAAGGTCAAGAGAGAATTGTTCAGCCTTGATGAAATGGCCGCACGTTTGAGAAGTGAGCGGAAAGCGCGTGGCTTGAATCAAACTGATTTCAGCGCATTAGGAGGCGTGGGCCTGCAAACCCAGAGCCGCTACGAGAAGGCGGAAACAGAACCGGGAGCCAGCTATTTTGCGAGTCTGGCTGACGCTGGCGTGGATGTTCTGTTCATTCTCACCGGCGATCGACAAAGTGATTCTTTGCCTGTCGATGTTGGCAGGGCGGCGAAGTTTCTTATGGAGATGACTCCAGATGCGAGGGCTTCATTCCTCAAATTGATGGAGACGCTCGCAAACAAGCCGCCATTCCCGCCCGCAAAATACCGGACTTATCTTTGAGAGACGCCCACGGTTTTCGTCACGAGGTCGTAATAAAGCTGAATTGGCGGTGTGAGATGAGATGCATGACATTGGCCGGAGCGTATCATGATAGGCTTCTTCCTCGGCCTTTCGCTTGTTGCCTGGTTCACCTATCGCCTGCTCGTCTCAGCGTAACGCTACCCGATTGACGCACGCACATTTTGTTCCTCTTATGTTCTCATGCTGGATGACAGTCGACTCAGGGAACATGCAAGACAAGCCGGGTGGAAGTTCCGCTGGCGGACCTGGCGCAAGGGAACCCATTGGTACGCCGAAGCGCGTGCGTGGAAGGATGGCAAGCCGGTCGGCTGGTTCGGCACGTCGACCCTGGACGGTGAACAGGTGGCGCTCGACCATGTCACGATGTTGCTGATCCGTGGGCATCGGCAACCGCAACCCTATCCCCTCAACCTGATGGACCAGCGACAACAGGGCAAGGGCGGCCGCACGTAACTGGATTTTCAGCCATTTTCGCCATATGTTCTCCCACACAGGGAGGCGCCCCCATGGGGATCATCGACGATATACCCCGCCTGTCGCCTGTCATGGCGAGCAGGAAGCTGCAGGTGCTGAGCTTTATTCGGCGCTTCTATCATGAACATGGCGTCGGTCCGTCGCTGAGCGAGATTGCGGCGGCGCTGGGCACCAACCGATCTCGCGTCCAGGACGCGATCCGGAAGCTGGCGCGGGAAGGGCGGCTGCACCGCGTGCCCGGGCAGACGCGCGGGGTGCGCCCCGCCGAGACGCGGGAAGAGGCGCTGCGCCTGCTGCAGACGGAAGGATGGACCGTCAATCCGGACCGGCTGGAGCTGGTGCATCCCAATGCGCTGCCGCTGTTGGATATCGAGGAAATCGTTACAAATTCGAGCCTGCCGCCGGATCCCGCGAGCGCCCATGATGGGCGCCAGCAGGGAGCGATGGGACATGGGGAAAGGCGGACGGGCCAAGGCGGGGAGCGCAAAGCCGGATAGCATCAGCGCGCGTCGTGAGCGCATGCATGCATGCAATCGCAGCAGCTGGGCGAAGCGGCACCCGCAGCGCGCGGCCGAGGAGCGCGCCTTCCGCAAGGAGCGCGCGGAGCTGCTGGACGGGTTCAGCCACAAGCGCAACGGCACACCGGAAACGCATTATCATGCCGGCCAGATGCAGCAGGGCGCGATCATGCGGCTTTATGTGAGCGGCTGTCTGTCGATCGAGGACGTCGCCGCGGCCGCGCAGATCCGGGCGGTGGCGGAACGCATCGCGCGCGACGTGACCGTGCGCACAGCCAGCCTTGAAACAAGGGTCGATACGAGCCGGCACGGCGACGCCTTCTTCGAATCCCTGGGGGCAGTGTGGAACGAGATGACCTATTCGCGCTGGCGATCGCGGATCGGCGCCAACGCCGCGCTGGTGATGGACATTGTCGTTCGCGACAGCGGACTCGCCCGCGCGGCGGCCACGCATCAAGCGCATCCCCGGCGCGTTCGACGGCTCCTGAGAGAGGCGCTCGAGGAATGGACATGGATCCACGCCATGGTCCGCCGGGAGGTCAGTTCGGCCGACCTGGTCGCGGCGCATGCCGGCATTTTGTAGGGAGCATCGGAATGACTGACCCGAGGGAGATGGCCAAGGCGATGGACGAGATGGCGATCCTCGTCACCGCCATGGCGAAGCACGCCGCCGATATCGCTCATGCACGCCGCGCTTTGTATGACGCCTATATCGCGGAAGGCTTCAGCAAGGCGCAGGCGTTGGAACTTTGCAAGGCGCTCACGCTATGAGCGCAGGCGGGCGGGCATTTTTGTGATGGCAGCATTTCCACATGACCTGGTGGTGAAAGGTATCACTATCGGCCATTTCATCGGGGAGACGCGCGAGAAGCCGAGGACCGCACAAGGGATCGGGCCGATCATCATCGATCTGCATTTCCGCCCAAACTGGCCCGGGCTTTGGCATGTGATGGCGCTGATGGCGGACCAGCCGGGTGACGATGAAAGGTGGCAGGCGTGAACGACTTTGTCGGCATCCGCTGGAGCCGGGACCGGCTTGGGCTCCACGTTACATTTCGCCTGACGTGGCGATTGTCCATCGGGATTGTCAGGCAGCCCGGGCGGTGGGCGGGCAGCGCCTATTTCTGGCGCCGCCGCATCTGGCTCCGGCCGATTGATTATGCGCTCGCGACAGATCGCCGACCATAAAACAGGACCGTTACAAAAACGAGCCTGCCCAAATGGCCACGAAACTGCCAAATCCGACCCCGCCACAATTGTATCCACCGCACCCGCTGCCCACCCGGTCAGCGGGTTTTGCTTTTCTGGAGGCGACCTTGCCCCAGTCCACGCCAGCCGCAGGTCATGCGCCCCGTCCCGAACGGCGCGCCACCGCCCCCGCGCTTGCCGACGCGCTCGAGAACCCGCGTGACGATCTCGACCGGCTGATCGGCGACCTGCGGCTGGCTACCCGGTTCAGCCAGGCCGATTTCGATCGGGCCGAAGAGCGGATGCAGATGATCTGCGCCGCGCTGATGCAGCCCTTCAGGGGCGGACGGGAGCCGTCGGCGTCGCCGCTCTGGCTGGAAACGCGCGGTGGCAAGTGCAGCGCGCTGTTCTGAGCCGAGGAGCTGTTGATGTGATCGACCTGGACCAAATCAAGCGGCTCGCCGAAGGCGACGGGACCGACAAGGTGCTCGTCACCAAGCGCTGGCTCCGCGCGATCGCCGTGGAACTGGAGAAGCGCCCTGCGGCTCACCCCACGGATGACACGTTCCAAAGCGTATTCGACAGTGTGTTCAGGACCGGAAGGCGATGAGCGAGGTTCTGCCACGCGGCACAGCGAGCGCCGAGCCCCCCGCCGGCGACGGCGTTGTGCCACCCGGCCGCCGCGCGATCGACGGTTCGATCTACTGGACCAATGCCGACGGCGGGCTGATCCCCGACGCGGCGGTGAAGTCGATCGACAAGCTGCAGGACGAGCTGGTCCGCAAGATCGTCGGCTTCGCGCTTCCACTATCCGCGCAGGTCGCGCGCTTCCGCCAGCACAGCTTCAACGACGTCGACGGCTTCGTCGCGCTGCTGGAGCAGGAATATCAGGCGCGGCGCGGCGGATCGAAGGGCAATCTCACCTTCACGTCGTTCGACGGGTTGCTGAAGGTGGTGGTGCAGGTTTCGGAGACGATCGTCTTCGGGCCTGAGCTGCAGGTCGCGAAGGGCATTGTCGACGAGTGCCTGCGCGAATGGTCGGCCGACAGCCGTATGGAGATCCGCGCGATCATCAACCGCGCCTTCGCTGTAGACAGCCAAGGGCGCATCAACCGCAACGATCTCTTTTCGCTGCTGCGCCTGGATATCGAGGATCCGCGCTGGCAGAAGGCGATGCAGGCGATCCGCGACAGTTTCCGCGTCGTAGGGTCGAAGCGCTATATCCGGCTCTACCAGCGGGATCATGCGCAGGCGGCCTGGCTGCCGATCACGATCGACGTGTCGGCCGCATGAGCAGCACCCATGTCGTCGCCGGCGATCGGCTGAAGCGCGAACTGGAGCGGTCGGCCGAGGCGGCCGACTGCACCATCGACTGGATAGTCGAGCGCTCCGGCCCGTGGAATTCGCCCAGCTTCACCGGCGGGCGCCATGCGTTGACGATGCTGGTCACCAACCCATCGAACCGCGCCTGGGTCGAGGACCTGGACGAACATTCCGTCTATCTGCCCGGGTTCGTGCTGGCGCAGCTCGATGTCGGCGCGATCGAGGAGAAGGGTGAGCAGCTGCTCGTCGAGATTGAGGCCGTCACGGTCAAGGAAGCGTAGGGAGCATCAGGTGGACATCCCTCGCGCTTTGAGCGTGCATAGCCCCATCTATGATCCCGCCTTGAGCGCTCGGCTCCGCATCACCGTTGATGGTCAGGTGCAACGCTATGCCATCGCTTATGACATCGATGCTGGGACTGTGCTCCGCCAAGCCGTTAACGCTGAGGGCAAATGCATCATCGTTGGAGATGAGATTAAGCACGAATGGGTGCGTGGTCTTGTTGAGGTGACGCTGATTGAAGCCACCACGCCGGCGTCCTGATGCCTCAGCAGCCGCCCCGCTTCAGGCCACCCGGGTGGCGACCGTCCGAGCCGTGGGCGACCAGCAAGGGCAAAAGCCGACAAGAGCGCGGCTACGGCGCGGATCATGACGCAATCCGCAAGCAGGTGCTGATCGAGGAGCCCTACTGCCGGCAGTGCATTGCCGACGGCGTCACGCCGCCGCGGCGCACCGCCTGCGCGGACCACATCAGCAACCGGGCTGAAGGCGGTCAGAACGTCCGGGCCAACTACCAAGGCCTTTGCTGGCCGCACCACAAGGCGAAGACGGCACGCGAAGCGGCGCGGTCTCGCCGATCGGCGAGCGGACCCGCCGGCGTCTGACGCGTCGCGGCGGCAGCCCAACAGCGGACCGACAGCGGACCGGCGACGGTGCGACGGAGTCCGGGCCGGGAGGGGGAGGGGTCAAAACGACCCCCTTGCCGGCCTAGGACCGCGCATGGAACCAAATTTTTGCGCGGTCAAAATCAAAGGGTAAAAAGTTGGGGGTCCGGGGATGGCGAGAGGTGGGCACCGCTCGGGCGCCGGGCGGAAGCGCAAGTCCCCCGAGGTGAAGGAAACGCAGGGCACATACCGCGCCGATCGCGACGCGAAGGTGAACGAGGATGTGCCGCTCGGCCCGATGATCGCACCGCTGCATCTGTCTGAGATCGAGCGCACATATTTCGCGTCGATCGCGCAGATCCTGGAAGAGCAAAAGCGGGCTAGCCCGCATTATGCCGATCACGTCGGGTTGCTGGCGCTGCGCCTGGCGCAGATCGCGCGTTTTCAGGCCGTGCTGGAAATGTCCGGCGACACCTTCACCAGCCAGACAGCGAAGAAGATCGACGGGAAGGAAGTCGTCTTCGAGATGATCCGGGCCCGACCGGAGGTCGCCATGCTGTCGGAAGCGCTACGGCACGCGCAGTCGCTGCTGGGCGAACTGATGCTGAATCCTTCGGCGGCGCTGAAGCTGGCAAGCGGCCACAAGGCGCAAGAAGATAATGATTTTGCGGGGTTTTGAGCTGATATGACCGATCGTTTCTTCTGCCCCCGCGGGCCTGGCGCGGACAGCCCGTTCAACGCGCCATTCAACGGCGAAGCGACCTGGCAGGAGGACCGGACCTGTTCCTACTGCGGGTCCCTGCACCCGGACGTGCTATTCGAGCAGATCGAAAAGGGCGCGCAGTTCGGGCCCACCGACAAGTCGCACAAGGTCTATGTCCACCTGATCGATCATGTCGTGCGCGGTGCCGGGAAGTTCTACTTCCAGCACCTCGACCAGTCGCAACGCGGGAAGTTCATTGAGCTCCTGAACGCCGGAGCGGTGAATATCGGCTATCCCGGCCATTTTTATGTGCTTCCGTTCTTCGCAATGCGCGCGCCGTCAGCGGGCTAAGCGAATGTGGCGGACGGACGCGACTATCCGGCCATTGCCCGGAAATATGCGGCCGATATCTGTTCGGGCAAGATCCCGGCTGGGCTGCAGATCCGGCTGCAGTGTCGGCGATTCCTGGATGAGCTGAAGCTCAGCAAGGTCCGGGCGAGCAAGTTCACCTTCGTCTTCGACGAGGAAAAGGCGGCGCGGCCGTGCCGTTTCATCGAGAAACTGCCGCATAGCAAAGGCAAATGGGCGCGGTCGAAAGAGCGCCTGGTCCTGCAGCCGTGGCAGATCTGGATCATCTGCGTCACCTTCGGGTGGGTTTATAGATCCGGGGATCGCAAAGGCCTCCGGCGATTCCGCCGGTTGTTCCTGGTCGTGCCGCGCAAGAACGGCAAGTCGGCGATCGCGGCCGGCATCGGCCTGTACATGCTCTGCGCCGACGGCGAGTTCGGCGCCGAGGTCTATTCGGGCGCGACCAACGAGAAACAGGCATGGGAGGTCTTCAAGCCCGCCCGCCTGATGGTCGAGCGCACGCCGGCGCTGAAGAAGCATTTTGGCCTGGAGGTGCCGGCGAAGGCGATCGTGAAGATCGCGGACGGGTCGAAGTTCGAGACGATCGTCGGCGATCCGGGCGATGGGCAAAGCCCCAGTTGCTCGATCCACGACGAATATCACGAACATGCCGACGACGCCCAGGTCGACACGATGGTCACCGGCATGGGTGCCCGCGACCAGCCGCTGCAGGTGCTCATCACCACCGCCGGCGATAACCTGGCTGGTCCGTGCTATGCGCTGATCCAGGAGGAGCGAAAGGTTCTGGCCGGGATCGGCCACAATGGCGGGCCGCCGCTGGACCATGAGACTTTCTTCGTCGAATATACCGTCGACGAGGGCGATGATTGGAAGTCCGAAGTCGCTCTGCGCAAGGCGAACCCGAACATCGATGTATCGGTGTCCGGCGATTTCCTCCGGGCGCGGATCCGCGACGCGATCGCGACGCCGCGCAAGGCCGGCGTGACGAAGACGAAGCACCTCAACCTTTGGGTTTCAGCAAAGGCGGCCTACTTCGATGTCGAAGCATGGCGCAAATGCAAGGATCCGGAGATCCCCGCAAACCCGCATGAGGCGCTGGCGCTGGACTGGTTGCGCGGCCGGCGCGTCATCCTGGGGCTGGACCTTGCGTCGAAGATCGACATCGCAGCCCTGGAATATCTCTTCCTGCCGCTTGGGGAAAAGGCGACCCAGGAGGACCCTTACATCCGCATCGGCCGATATTTCCTGCCGGCGGACACGGTTGCGGAGGTGCCGTCCTATCTCGGATGGGATGCTCTCGATCTGCTCGACGTCACGACGGGCAACATCGTTGACTATGACGAGATCGAGGCGGCGATCGACGAGGCCGCGGACCGTTTCCAGGTCGAGCATGTGCCATATGACCCGTTTCAGGCGACCCAGCTTTCGACCAGGCTGGCAAAGAATGGCGTGCCCGTCATCGAGTACCGGCCCACGGTGCTGAATTTCAGCGAGCCGATGAAGGAACTGGACGCGCTAATGCGGTCGCGCCGGATCATCCACGGCGGCGACCCGGTGATGGAGTGGGAAATCTCCAACGTCGTGGGCGCGCCGGACAAGAAGGACAACGTCTACCCCAACAAGCCGGAGGGGCAGCCGCATCTGAAAATCGACAATCCGGTCGCGCTTATGAGCGCGATCGGCGTCCACATGGGCGGGGAGAAGGAAGAAGTGCCGACGTCGCCCTGGGATGATCCCAATTACAGCATGGTGCCAAATTGAGGATCGCTTTCGAATTTCAGCGCGGTGGCGGCGGCGAGCAGCGGTCGCTTAACCCTCTGGAGAACCCGACCATTTCGAGCGGATCGTCGGCCGAAGATCTGCTGGCCTTCTTCGGCCTGCTCGGCAACGATCCTCAGCTGCCGCATGTCACGATCGACACGGCGCTCGAGGTTCCGTCGAACTGGTGCGCGGTTAATTTTCTTTCGCGCATGATGTCGAGCCTCCCGGTCCATGTGCTCAAAAGGGACGGCGACGGGAAGCTGAAGCAGACAACCGGCGACCTGCCCGCCTTGCTGAACAAAGCGCCGAATCCGGAATGGACCAGCCAGGGCTGGCGTGAATATATGTGGACGCAGGTATTCACCGGCGGTCGCGGTTGCACATGGATAGAGCGCCAAGGCAGCAAGGTGGTTGCCCTTTGGCCGATGGATCCCGATCGCACGACGGTCAGGCGCCGGCGGGGGCAGAAATTTTACCGCTTCGAGAATCGCGAATATCCGGCGGCCGATGTCATCGACGTCACCTTCCTGCTGAAGCGCAACCAGCTCGACGTCTACAGCCCCGTTTACAAGAACAAGCGCTCGATCGCGCTGATGCTCGCGATGAACGACTATGCGAGCTCGTTCTTCGCTAGTGGCGGAACGCCGCCTCTGGCGCTGGAAGGGCCTCTGCCGCAAGGCGCCGAAGCCTTCAAGCGCGCCCAAGCGGACATTCAGCGCGCCATCGACCTGGCCAAGCGCAGCGGATCATCGTTTTTCGGCATGCCGCCCGGCCATAAGCTCAATCCGATCGGCATCGATCCCCAGAAGGGGCAGACGATCGAGGGCAGGGCATTCCAAATCGGCGAATCCGCCCGCATCTGGGGACTCCCCCCCGTCTTCCTTCATGATCTGACCAAAGGGACGTTCAACAACGTTGAGCACCAGGATCTGCAGCTGGTGAAGCATGTCGTCACCCACTGGTCCGTGAAATTCGAACAGGAGCTGGATCTCAAGCTGTTCGGGCAGCGCAATCGCAGCCGTGAAGTGAAGCATAATGTCGATGGCGTTCAGCGCGGCGCCTTCAAAGATCGGGTCGAAGGCATCGCCAAGGCCATCCAGACGGCACAGCTCACGCCCAACGAGGGCCGTGCGCTCGATAACCGGCCGCCGCTGCCCAATGGCGACACGCTCTATATCCAGGGCGCTACGGTTCCGCTGGGCACGCAGCCCGTGTTGAAGACTCCCCCAGACGACGGAGAACCCGATGCCGAACCCGGCAAGCAAGCCGAATCCTGACGGTCGCGAGACGCGTGCGATCACGCGTGGCCTAGAGCTGCGCTCTATCGGCGGGAGCGAGACGCGGACTGCCGAGGGCTATGCCGCTCTCTTCAACGTCGAAACCGACATCGGCGGCTATTGGACGGAGGTCATCGCCCCGGGCGCCTTCACGAAGTCGCTCCAGGAACGCGACGTGGTGGCGCTGCATAGTCACGATACGGGTCGCGTCGTCGGCCGGACCGGCGCCGGCACCCTGACGCTGCGTGAAGATGCCACCGGGCTCGCCTTTTCCAACGACCTGCCCGACACCAGCGACGGTCGCGATCTGGCCGTCCAGATCGAGCGGCAGGACATTCCGGGCATGTCGTTCGGCTTCATCACCCGCAAGCAACAGTGGGACGAGACGATCGACCCGCCGAAGCGGACCATCCTCGAAGCCGAGCTTTACGAGATCACCTATACCGCATTTCCCGCCTATCCCGATACCAACGTCGGGCTGCGCTCGTTGGAAGCGGCGCGCGAGGAAGCGCGGAGCCTGGTTGAGCGGCCGAAGACATCGATGGCCGAGCGGCGGGCGCGCCAGGCGCAGCTGGAGCGCCGCATACGATAACCCATCCCGGCATAGCCGGTTGGCAGGAGCTTCCCGCTTCCCGCCCCCTTCGCCCGCCTCTGGCGGGCTTTTTCATGTCCAGGAGAATGACATGCCCACTTTGACCGAACTGCAGGAGAAGCGGGGCCAGCTGGTGACCCAGGCCCGCGAAGCCCTCGATGCCATCTCGGCGAATACGGACGACAGCCGCGCCGCCGAGCTGGAGGAACGCCATGACAGGATCATGGCCGATTTCGACAAGCTCGAAAAAACGATCGAGCGCGAAGAGCGCACTGCCCGGATCGAGCAGGAAGACCAGGAACGGCGCGAACGGAACCGTCCGCTCAATCCCGACGGCGAGTCGCGCTCCGGTGGCGACGAAGGCAAGGGCGACGACCAGGCGGAATATCGCGAAGCCTTCTATGCCTGCTTGCGCGAAGGCGGCAGCGTCGAGGGTCTGACCCGCGAACAGCGCGCTTTGCTGCGTCGCGGCCATCAGGAAGTCCGTACCCAGACCGGGGGCACGACGACCGCCGGCGGCTACACGGTGCCCAAGGAGCTCGCCAACGAGATCGTCCGGATCATGAAGGATTGGGGGCCGATGTACGACGGCTCCATCGTTCGCGAGATCGTCACGGGTTCGGGCAATGAGTTCGACATTCCGACCAATGACGATACGGGCAATTCGGCGTCGGCACTCAACGAGGGCGATGACCTGACCGATGACAACAGCGGCGACCTGGTGTTCGGGCAGAAGCGCCTGGACGCCTATGTCGACGCCACGCCGTGGGTGAAGATCAGCTTCGAGCTGATGCAGGACTCGGCATTTAACCTGGAGGAATTCCTGGGCGATGCGCTCGGCGAACGCCTCGGCCGCCGTGCCAACAACAAGTTGACCGTCGGTACCGGCACCGGCCAGGCCAATGGCGTGGTGACCGCCAGCACGCTCGGTAAGACTGCCGCGAGCGCGACCGCGATCGCCGCGGACGAGCTGCTCGATCTCCAGCATTCGGTTCGCGCCCCTTATCGGCGCAGCCCGAAGTGCCGCTGGATGTTCGCCGACACCACCATGCTGGCGATCCGCAAGCTGAAGGATGGCCAGGGCAACTATCTCTGGCAGATGGGCGACGTCCGGATCGGTCAGCCCGCCATGCTGCTCGACAAGCCCTATTCGATCAACGACGACATGGCGGCGATCGCCACCGGCCAGAAGACGGTGCTGTTCGGCGACTTCAGCCGCTATTGGGTGCGCAAGGTTGGCGCCCCGCTGATCGGGACCGTGCGCGAGCGCTTCTGGCCCAAGATCGGCATGGCCGGTCTGATCCGCTATGACGGCGAGCTGGTCGATACCATCGCGATCAAGCACCTGATCCAGGCCTAACGGCCGATCGAGGCGGGGCGGGCGATGGTCCGCCCTGCTTTTCCTCCAGCGCTGGAGCCTTCCATGGCAAAACAGACCCGCCAGGCGCGGACGAAGGCGGCTGCAAAGCCGTCGGTCGCCGCCACTCCCACCGCCGACGCGCCCGTTTCCGAGACTGCGGCGGCCGATCCGCCTGTCGATCAGGCGCCTGCCGAAACTCCGCCCGTCGATGCCGTGACGTATGTCGCAGAGGTGCAGGAGGCTCCTGCCGATGCGCCCGAGCCGCAGCCGGAAGCGCCGGTCAAAAATGCGCCCGCCGATATTCCGGCCGATCCGGAAGAGCAGCAGTGGGTCGAAATGAAAACGGGCCTTTCCGGGCCGGAATTCTCGCTCTCGCCTGGCGACAAGCGGCAATTCGGCGTCACCGAGGCCGGCCGGCTGAAGGACGCCGGTTTCGCACGGTTCTGCGCGCCTCCGGAAGAGGACTGATCGATGCTGAGCGCGCCGATCGTCATCACGCCGCCCACCGCGGACGTCATTGACCTGGAGGAGGTCAAGCTCTTCCTCCGCTATGATGGCACCGAGCTGGACGGCGAGATCGCAGATCATGTGCGCGCCGCAGTCGCGGAGATCGAGCGGACCACTGCCACGCGGTTGGCTGACCAGGTGGTGGAGGTTCGGTGCGATCGGTTCGCGGATCTGTCGCACCTTCAGGTGGGGCCCGTTTCCGCCATCGTATCGATTGCCTATGAGGATCCGGGCGGCGTAGCTACCACGCTTGCGGCGGATGCGTATGAGCTTGTCGGCGCCGGTCTGGAAATGGGCGTCCGGCCCGCGTTCGGCTATTCCTGGCCCGCGACCCGTGCCGCCGCCGGCGTCATCGCGGTCCGCCTGCAGGTCGGCTATGCGGCCGACGCGCTGCCGGCCACGCTGAAGCTGGCGCTGAAGATGCTGGTGCGGTCGAAATTCGACGGCACGCCGTTCGACCTGTTCGAGGCGACGGTCAACGACAGGATCTGGCTGTGAAAAGCGTGGTGGCGCTGCGCCTCAACAGGCGGGTGACCATCCTGCGGCGCGCGGAGGCGCGCGACCCGACCTACAATACCGTCCAAGTGGAGTGGGTGCCGCTCGGATCCGTGTGGGCGGAGGTCCGCGATTTGCTTCCCTCCCGCGCCGAGCGCGTGGCCGAAGCGGTCGACCTGGCGCAACGGCCGAGCCGAGTGCGGATGCGGTACCGGACCGACGTCGACACAACCAAGCGGCTGTCGTGGGATGGCCGCACCTTCCTGATCGTATCGGGCCCGGCCGAGCTGGGCAATCGCGAGGGCATCGAGCTCGTCGCCGAAGAGCTTTCCACCGTGGGGCAGGAACCATGAAATCAGTCTTCACCATCGACTATGACGACGGCAAGGTCCGGGCCGCGGCCGGGGATGACGTGCCGGCGGCGGTTCCCTCCCATCGCCAGCGGGTGCTGCGCCGCGCCGGCGTGATCAAGGCGGTCGATCCGCTCGATCATGATGCCAATGGCCGGAAAGGCGGCAGCCGTCCCCGGACGAGACGGAAAGCCAAGCCGTGACCACCATCAATCTGAAGGGCGGAAGGGAACTAGCCGCCTTTCTGGAGGCCTTCCCAGCCCGCTTGCAGAAGAACGCCATCCGGTCCGCCCTGACGGCCGCCGCAAAGCCCGTGCGTGACCAGGCTCGATTGGATGCCCCGCGCGAAAGCGGCCTAATGGCCAAGTCGATCAAGACGGGCAGCCCGCGGCCGCTGGACGACGGCACGGTCTCGATCAAGGTCCGCCTGGCAGGATCCCACAGCTATCTCGGCTATTTCTTCGAATATGGCGTGGCCCCGCATTTCATCCGGGCCGGTGACAGTGGCCTGTCCTCTCGCAAGCTGACGCAGAAGCTGAACCGGGAAGGATCGGAGGAGCACGCCGGCGCGATGAAGATCGGCGACAAGTTCGTGACGGGCGCCGTGCTGCACCCCGGTTTCGCCCCCAAGCCCTTCCTCCGCCCAGCGCTGGACCTGAAGGCGGACGACGCCATCAACGCTTTCGCCGATCGGCTTCGCTCCTACCTGAAGGACAAGACGGGTTTCACGGCGCCGGCGCGGCTGGACGAGGTCGACGAATGAACGGGGTGGCTGCGGTCCTGCAGCTGCTCACGACCGACGACGCGGTCCTGGCGCTGGTGGCGGTCGACAATATCATGGCCGGCGTGCTGCCGCAGGGGACGCAGCTGCCCGGAATCGGCGTGGCGCCGGTGTCGAGCGTCGACCTGCAGTTCATTCCGGACGAGGCGCGGCGCTTCACCAGCGACCGGGTGCAGGCAACCGTCATGGCGCGCACCTTCCCTGAGCTTCAGGCCATCCTGAAGGCAGTAAAGTCCGCCGGCGACGGCAAGCGGCCGATCGTCGCCGGCATCGACGGCGTCAGCGTGCGCACGGACGGGCAGGGGCCATGGTTCATGGACGAGGCCGCCGCCATCCACATTCAGCCGCAGGACTTCCGCGTCACCTATACCCAGGACGCATAGATCTTCCCGTCGAGGAATGAACCGCCCCCGCCGTGACGGGCGCTTCCGGCTCCCATCAGGGAGCCTTTTTTTGTCTGGAGTATACATATGGACGGTTTCGCCACCTCGGCCGGAACGACGATCGCGCTCAGCGCGGCAGCCCCGGCGACTTACAATGAAGCGGGCTATGAGGCCCTGACCTGGACGACGATCGGCAAGGTCACCGACCTGGGCGAGATCCCTTCGCGCGTGTATGAGCTGGTGACGCTCTATTTCGTCGCCTCGCGCGGCATGGCGAAGGCCAAGGGCGGCTATCAGCTAGGTTCGCAGACGATCGTCTATGCGATCGATCCGGACGACACCGGACAGGCGCTGGTCGATACCGCGACCGACAGCGATAGCGCCTATTCGGTCAAGATCAACCACCCGCAGTTCGGCGCGATCTATGCCCGCGCCCTGGTCATGGGCGGGCCCAAGACCTATTCGGACGTCAACACCGCCTCCACCCGCTCCGTGACGATCGAATATACCATCGTCAGCGATACCGAGGATGGCGTCGTCGCGGTTCCGGCCGACTGATCCCCTGACAACCCGTGAGTTGAGTTCGCCCCGCCTTCGCGCGGGGTTTTTTGTCCCTGCCGCCGTCACGGAGGCGGCAGGGGCACCCTTCCGTGAAAGTGTGTACCATGGGCTTCAATATCTCGAAAAAGCGCGCCAGTCAGACCGGCGACATCGAACTGAAGAACGGCGACGGCACGCCGATGCTGGACGATGCCGGGAATCCCATCTCCGTTACCGTGCATGGACCCGCGTCGAAGGTGTGGGAGCAGGCGCATGCAGACAAGAATCGCAAGCGGGCTATGCTGCTGCGCAAGAATGGCGGCCGCATGGAGGCCGCGCTCGATAATGCCCTGAAAGACCAGATCGAGTTTCTGTGCCGCGTGACCATCTGCTTCAACGGCGACATCGAACATCCCGACGCGGCGGCGAAGGGCCTGGTCCGCGCCATCTACGAAGACGATGAGCTCGGCTTCATCCGCGACCATGTCGACGGCGAGGTCAATGACTGGTCGGCTTTTACGAAGGGCTCGGCGACGAGCTGAGCCTTTACGTCCGCCAACTCGCCTGGCTGAACACGGCGCCCGACGCTCCGCCCGGGCACAAAGGCGAAAAGCCGCCGACCCGCATCAAGCGCATGCGGGCCGACGGCATCGCCATCGACCTGCCCGATAACCCGGCGCCCTATCTGGTCGACTGGCTGTCCGAGGTCGGGCCGCTCAGCGCCACGGGCATGGGGCCGGCCTCCCTGGCCTGGTCGGAGATCCGCGACTGGCAATCGCTGATCGGAATCGAGCTAACGCCGTGGGAGGCCCGGACGCTGCACCGGCTCTCCCGCGATTTCCATCACCAGATGCAGTGGGCAAAGAAGCCCAACTGCCCGCCGCCCTATGTCGGGCGGCTCGATAACGACGCCGCGGTCACCGACCAGTTCCGGCGCATGTTCGCCAGGCTGGCGGCCAACCAGAAGGCCCGTGAGGGCAAGACGAAACGATAGGAGGCGCGCATGGCGGGTGGTGTTCCGGCGGGCACGCTTTCGATCGAGATCGTGGCCGAGATCGCCAAGCTGCAGGAAGACATGCGCAAGGTGCAGAAGTCGGTCGGCGACATGGCGACGGGCGTCGGCAAGAGCACACGGGCGGCTAATGACAATATCGCCTCGATCGGCGCGAAGAAGGCCGGGATTCAGCAGCTATCAGCCCAGTTTTCGGATCTGGGCGTCCAGATCACGTCGGCCGCCGGCAGCAGCAATGTGTTGAAGGGCGTGCTGAATGCGTTTGCCATGCAGGGACCGCAGATCGTCGCAGCTATCAGCATGATGCGCGGATCCGCGACCGGGTTCATGGCCTTCCTGGCGGGGCCGTGGGGCGCTGCCATCATGGCGGCGGTCAGCGTGCTTGGGATCCTGGGCGCGCAGTTCCTGAGTTCCGGTGACGACGCGGAAAAGGGAGCAAAGAAGGTCGATATCTATACGGCCGCCCTCAATCGCATGATGAACGCCATGGGGCGCGCCACGGCCGCCGACATTGGCTTCAACAAAGTCCGGCTTGCCCAGCTGCAGGGATGGCGCGACAATCCAGACGCGGACCCGATGGCCTCCAGGGGCGGCACGCGTGCCGACATGCTCAGCCGTGCGCTTCGCCGTCGCGACCTGGACGAGCAGATATCCAACCTCCAGGCTACGATCGCGGGCACTGAAAAAGCGGTGGCGGCGCAAAAGCGTCTCGATGATCTGCAGAAGCAGGATGCCGCCTCGCTAAAGGATGCGGCCGCCGCCAGGCGCGCGCATAACAAGGAACTGCGCGAAGCAGAGAAAGCTGCCCGGGACGCGGCCCGAGAATATGAAAAGCTGGTCAAATGGATCAGCGATGCCCGTGCGGAGGCGCAGGGCGGCGTCGGCAAGCTCGCCAACGACATGATCGAGCGCCAGCGGGAATGGGGCAAGGATTGGGAAACCTGGAATGATGCTGATTTAAGGGCCCGAAAAGAAAAGGCGGCTCTCCAGGAGGCGGAAAGGGAGGGCGCCCGTCAAATCCTGGACATCTATCTCCAGCAACTTGACGCCATATCTCAGATGGGCGGGATGTTCCGCACCATTGCTGGTCTGCTGCACGGCATTGCCACGGGTGATTTTTCTCGCGTCACCGGGCCGATTGGCGCCTTGCTCTCCATGCCGGTGGGCGTGACGGTCGATCGTGACGGGCGCATGGTCGCCAAGACCATCGGCGACGAACTGAAGGACGTGTTCGGCAAGGATAGCGAGTTCTTCAAGGGCCTATCGTCGGTGCTGGCTGACGCCGGCACCGGCAATCTGGCCGCCGGGATGTTCGGGCTCAACAAGTCCGCCACCGCTGAACTGGGTTCGTCGATCGGCGGCGCGATCGGCGGAAAGGTGGGTGAGAAATTCCTCACGAAAGGGCTTGGCGATTTCGCCGGTCCGCTCGGCTCCATTGCCGGTGGGCTGATCGGCGGCGTCGTGGGCGGGCTGTTCAAGAAGGTGAAATGGGGCGCGGTCGACCTCTCGGCCGACGGCGTTTCCGCCTCTCGCGGCAACAGCGGCACGGCGGAGAAGGCCGCCGTGTCCGTGGGCGAGAATTTCATGTCCTCGCTCAACCAGATCGCGGAGGCGTTCGGCGGCGATATCGGCGATTTCGGCCGGATCACCATCGGGCAGCGGCATGGCGACTGGCGCGTCAACACTGGCGGCACGTCGCTGAAGAAGAAGAAGGGCGCGACCGATTTTGACGATGACGTGGAGGGCGCAATCGCCTTCGCGCTCCAGACCGCGATCGAGCGGGGCGCCATCACCGGCATCCGCGCATCGACGCAGAAGCTGTTGCAGGCGACCGGCGACCTCCAGACCAAGCTGTCGAAGGCCCTGTCGTTCGAAGGGGTGTTCAGCGATCTCAGGGCGCGGCTGGACCCTACCGCCTATGCGCTGGAGCAGCTGACCAAGAAGTTCGACGGGTTGCGGGAAATCTTCGCGGAGGCCGGCGCCACCACGGAGGAATATGCGCAGCTCGAGCAGCTGCTCGCCCTGCAGCGAAAGGACATCATGGAAGAGGCCTCGCAAAAGGTCATTGATGACCTGGCGAACCAGAGCGCGCAGGAATCGCGCTTCCTGGAGCTGATCGGCCGCGACCAGGATGCGCTGGCGCTATCCCGCCTGCGCGAGCTGGCGGCGATGAAGGGGAGCCTGCGCCCCATGCAGGCGATGATCTACCAGTTGGAGGATGCCCGCGGCGTCATCGAGAAATTCGGGCCGCTGGCCGCCAATCTGCGGGCGTTCAGGGACGAGCTGCTCGGCGGTACCAGCGATAGCCTGGCATTCGTCACCAGCAAGTTCCGCGCCACGGCCTCCTCGGCGCGATCGGGCGACGCGGATGCGCTGGCAGCGCTTCAGAGCGACGCCACGGCCTTCCTCGATGCCGCGCGCGCCAATGCGGCGTCGGAGCTCGAATATCGCCGAGCGTTGGGCGAGGTTCTGGCGGCGACCGATGGCGGCATATTCGCGGCCGAAAGCCAGGTCGAATATGCACAGATGCAGATCGACGCGATCGCGGCGAACACCAATGTCCTCTCCGGGCTGAAGGCGGAACTGGCGGTCTATCAGCAGCGCCTGGTCGAACAGGGGGAATGGGTGCAGCGCCAGTTCCGCCGCTGGGACAGCGAAGGCATCCGAATTCAGAACGATTCCACCACCCCGATCTTCACGGAGGCCGCATGAGGCTTATCCCGCCGGCCGAGGTGACGAGAGCCAACCTGGTCGCCAGCAATGTGCCCGACGTGCCGCCGGCGGCCTATGCTGGCGGCACCACCTATGCGGATGGCGACCGGGCCTCCGTAGTCCAGGGCGACGGCTTCACCTACAAAATCTACGAGAGCCTGGTCGGCGGCAATATCGGCAACCCCGTAACCGATGGCAACTTCTGGCTGTATCTAGCCGACACCTATGCCGAGTGGAACGTTGGCACCACCTATGCCGTCGATCACATCGTCATCAGCACGGCGAGCGATCATGCCTATCAGTCCCTGCAGGCCGGCAATATCGGCCATAGCCTGACCGACCAGTCGTGGTGGCTGGATCTTGGGCCGACCAACCGCTTCAAGATGTTCGATCGGGCAAGCAGTTCGCAGACGCTGAACGGCGAAAGCATCGACGTCACCTTTGACGTCACCGGGCGGGTCAACGCCGTCTCGGTGCTGAATATGACCGCCGCCACGGTGCAGCTGATCATGTCGACGGCGGAAGACGGCGAAATCTACAATGAGACGGTCAGCCTGGTGTCCAGCGGCGGCGTGACGAACTGGTGGGAATATTTCTTCCTGCCCGTGTCGCGCTATGGCGACTGGACCTTCACCGATTTGCCGGTCAATCGCAATCCCACCATCCGGGTGATCGTCACCGAGCCAAATGGGATTGCCAAGGTCGGCACGGTCGCGGCGGGCCTGTCACGCGATATAGGACGTCTCGTTTATCCGTCCTCCATAGGGATTCAGGATTACAGCCGCAAGGAGGCTGATGAGTTCGGCGCCTTCACCATCGTCGAGCGCGGCTATGCCAATCGCGGATCCTACAAGACGTCCGTCGACGAGCGCCAGGTCGATGCGATCACCAATTTCCTGAAGCCGCTGCGCGCGACACCCATCGTCATTGTGGGGGTCGAGAACTACCGATCCACATGGATTTTCGGTTTCATGAAGGATTGGTCCTGGCAGTTCGCAGGCCCCAACGAATCCTACCTCATGCTTGAACTTGAAGGGCTTGTCTGATGCCATTCAGCGCGATCGATACCCTGCCAAACCCGCCCCAACGGGATGGCGATCCGGACTCATTCGCTGACCTCGCCGATATTTTCGTTGTCGCGATGCAGACGTTCTCCGAGCAGCTCAACGTCTTCAAGACGGAATTGGAGACGGCGGCGGCACTGATCGCTGCGGCACCTGCTTATGCCGATCCGGGCCTGAAGGCGCTGGCGGGGCTCACGCCGGCGGCCGACAAGCTGGCCTATTTCACGGGAACCACCACATCGGCTCTGACCACGCTGACGTCCTTCGCCCGCTCGCTCCTGGATGACGCGGATGCGGCGGCGGCACGAACGACGCTCAACGTAGATGTCGCCGGGACGGCTGCGGTGGCGATTGCTTCCCATCTCGCGGCGGGCGATCCGCACGCACAATATCTGTTGAAGAGCGCCGTCTCGTCCTTCATCATGGGCCTCCTGGATGACGCGGATGCGGGGGCGGCGCGAACGACGCTGGGTGCGCAGGCGGGACTATCCTTCACCAGCAACGCCAACGGGATGGCGGTCGGCATCCCAATCGAGGGTTCGACCTATTATCTCCAGATGGTGACGGGCAGCAGCTTCACCACCACCGAGGGCACGACATCGCTGACATGGCCGGTCACATTTCCGACCGCATGTCTCTGGGCATTGCCGGGAACCAAGATCGCATCGTCCGGGATCGCGGCGGACATGGCCTACCAGCTTGTCGGCACGCCCGGCGCCGCCTCCGTTACGCTCCAGATGCAGCGCTATGGCGGCGGCGACTGGACGGACGGCATCGCGCCAATCGTCATTGGCTTTGGGAATTGAGGAACTGACGGATGCCAGCACCGACAATCACCGAACTTCCCGATCCGCCGCTCCGGTCGCAAAGCCCGACGACTTTTTCGGGAACGGCGGAGACCTTTGTAGAATCCCTGCCGCAGATGGTCACGGAGATCAATGCGTTCGGTGATTATATCAACAGCCTGGGGCTGACGCCGGAAACGCGCACGGAATCTCTTATCGTGGCCTGCTCGGACGAAACGACCGCGCTGACCGTTGGCGCGGCCAAGATCACCTTCCGCATGCCCTATGCTTTCACGCTGACGGGGGTGCGGGCAAGCGTCACGACAGCGCCCACCGGATCGGTTTTGACGGTTGATATTAACGAGGGTGGATCGTCCATCCTATCGACCAAACTGACGATTGATGCGAGTGAAAAGACCTCCTCCACGGCGGCAACGCCAGCCGTCATTTCCGATAGCGCACTGGCTGACGACGCGGAGATAACCATCGACATAGACGGGGTGGGTTCGACCATCGCTGGGGCTGGGCTTAAGGTCTATCTGATCGGCCATCAATCATGAGCATGATGGTCGCGCCCTATCGATTCTCCTCAGGGTTGGTTGCGCCCTCTCCTGTCGTCGTGACCGACGATCCCTATTTCCATCACAATTCGCTGATGATGACCTTCAGCGGTGCGAATGGGTCAACCAGCTTCACCGATGCGAGCGATTGGGCGCATGGCTCCATCACGGCAAACGGCAGCGCGCAGATTCAGTCGAACAAGCTAGAACTGAACGGGACGACCGATTTTGTAGTCGTTCCCCGTCTGTCGGGCGACAGCTTCGACTTCACGCCCACCAGTGAGTTCACCTGTGAGGTGTTCGGCCTAGAGATAGACTCCACCTCAACGCGCCAATTTATCTGCGGCTTTGACAACCATCAGACCATTGACAACGCCAGAGACTGGCGACTGGTTTATGACGGCACCACACACGAATTGATGGTGCAGGTTGTACCGAGCGGGTTGAACGCTGGTACGGTGTATGAAGCGAAGGTTGCTTGGACGCCCGCCGCCGCGACAGCCCATGACATAGGCTGGTCGTGGGACGGTTCCTATATTCGCCTCTATATCGATGGCGTGTTCAAGGCCAAGGTAGCGAGCACCACGCGATCAACCGTTCCATCAACGACGCAGAATTTCCGCATAGGATCACATCGTTTTGAGGGCGCGGACACCGAATTTCTTGACGGTCGCATTGCAGCAATCCGCCTGACTCGCGGTAAGGCGAGGATGGTTTCAGAGACGGTCTACACCCGTCACGCTTTACCTCTGGCCACCAGCGGCACGACCTCGGACCCCTATTTCCGCTATACCCGCCTCGTCCTGTGGGGCGAAGGCGCGGATGGAAGCCAGTCGTTCCGCGATTATAGCCCCAAGGATCGCAGATTGACGGCGCAGGGCGCGGTGGAGAACGACACCGGCGTCAACGTTAATGGCGTCCCATCCATCAAGTTCGACGCCGATGCCAACTGGGTGCGCGGCACCTACTCCGCCGACCTATTACTGGCGGGCAAGGACTTTTGCATAGAAGCATGGGTTAAACACACCGATGGCGCGGTGTGGAACATGATGATCGGGCGCAGAGGTGGGACCAGCAACAACTTCTACTTCGGTATCAACGCCGGTAAGTTCCGCTGGGACTTCTTCAACGGCTCCAGCGCGGTAGGGACCGTGACCGGAGCGACCACACTGTCCACCAATACGCTCTATCACCTCTGCGCGATCCGCACGATCTCGGACAACAAACTCTATCTGTTCGTCAACGGCGCGGCGGACGCCAACGGCACCTATACTGGCACGCGAACGGAAAGCGCGGAGCCGCTCCAGATAGGCCATGACAATGCAAACACCACCCGATACATGCGCGGCAACCTCAACTTCCTGCGGATGACGGTTGGTCACACTCGATACAGCACTTCGGGCTTCACGCCGCCGAGCGTTCCATATCCACTCGCGGCCTAATGTGTGTGTGGGCGCGCCATAGGCTGACTATCCCGACAGCAACCGCCGCACCTGCCAAATGAGGGGCGCCGAGCAGCCCCGCGAGGTGCAGCACAGGCATATGGATGGCGTACAGCGGGAACGAAATGTCGCCCAAGAAGGACGCAGGGTTGTTCCCTGTAGATCGGATGCCTGTCATTAGCATCAAGGGGCCGCAGAGGAAAAAGAACGGCAGCGGCCAGCCTGGGAATGGATAAAGCGCTACGACCACACAATAGGCGGGGAGCATAGCAGCAGCGGCCCAGAGCGGAACATCGACGGGCGGGCGTTCTCCGAAAAGGCGGAAAACCAGAACGCCCATGAGATAGGCCGTAAGCGCCCGGAATATCACAGCGACCTGCATGGCAAGAGAGGTAGCCGGAAGGATGCGCGGGTATCCGATCAACCAGTATGCGGCCAGGAACGCGGCCACAGCCACCCCGAACAGGCCCCACAAGCGCTTCGTATCCAACTTGGCGAAAATCGCGCCGTGCAGGGCATTGGCGAGCAGTTCATAGAAGATCGACCATGCGGGCAGGTTGAGGAGATAAGGAGCCACTGCGCTGATCGGGAGCAATGTCAGCGCGCCGACATATGTCAGCGCAACCGCTGCGGTCGGGCCGTATGCATAAAGGTGGACGAGCAGTCCAAGGGTCGCCCCTACTGCCATCCAGGGCCAGAGCCGCCTGAAACGTGCGAGCAAGAAGTCTGTGGCCGAAATCTTCCCGCTTGCAAGGCGGTGCTCATATGTGCGCGCCATCACGAAGCCGGAAAGCATGAAAAAGAAATCAACCGCGAGATGCCCACCGGCGAAACCTATGGCGTGCATGTAGAGAACCACCAGTGCGGCAATTCCCCTGAGCGTATCCAGGCCAGTCAAGCGGTCATTCATCAGAGCGCATCCTTACAGCGCCAAGTTGATGTTCAACTAAGAGCCTTTGCCAGTCGTCAACACGGGCAAGCGAGCTACACCTAATCATTCAGAATTGGACATTTAGCAAGAAGGCGCACCAGCGGCCAGGACCGGCTCCAGGCCCGGGCAGGGATCATCGGTCCTGTGATGGGGACTTAAAGTAACCGGGTGGCGGACAACCGTAGCTCCGGGGAATCGGAAATGTGGCGCTTCGGCGCCCCCTTTTATCGGGAGCAAAGCAATGAACTGGATGGATCAGGCTGACCTCAAGCATGCGGCCGACGGGCTGTCGATCGGCGTCCTGGTCGGCACGTTCGCGAACCTCCTGCCGTCGATCGCTGCCGGCATGACGATCATCTGGACGGCCATCCGGATCTGGGAAACCGAAACCTGCAAGCGGCTGACCGGCCGGAAGGACTAGCTCCCATGAACAAGCTGAAGATTGCCGCTGCGGTTAGCGCTGCGGCGCTGGCTATCATTGCGCCCACGATCGACCTGGAGGGCGGCTATGTGAACCATCGAAGCGATCCTGGCGGTGAGACGAACATGGGTATCACCGTCGATGTCGCGCGGAAGCGCGGTTATACGGGGCCCATGCGCCAGCTGCCTCGCGCGGTGGCGGAGAGCATCTATTATCAGGGCTACCTCGTAGAGCCGGGTTACGCGCCGCTGATCCCGATCGACGCTGCGGTGACCGAAGAGCTGTTCGATACGACCGTCAATATGGGCCAGGCCCGGCCTGGCCGGTTCTTCCAGGAATCGATCAACGAGATCTGCGCGACCAGGCTGAAGGTCGACGGCCGGGTGGGACCGGCGACGATCGGCACCTTCAGCTCATGCCAGATCAGGCTCGGCAGCACCCGGCTGTGCATCGCCATGTTGGACCGCCTCGATGCGAAACAGCGGGCGGAATATGACCGGCTCATTCGCGTGAACCCGGCCCTGAAGGTCTTTCACCGCGGCTGGGTCAACCGCCGTATCGGCAATGTTTCAAGGGAGAAGTGCTCATGAAAATTCGCATTGGAAAGATCGCGTCCTGGCTCGGCCGCGTCGTCGCGGCCGCCCTGGCCCAGGAAGCCGTCGATCGGCTCAGCAAGGTGCAGGAGAAAGCCGCGAGGAAGGATCCGCCGACGCCCGCCGAATAGGGGTATCGCGTGGGGTATCGCCCATTTTCCGCGTCGGCGGAAAATGGCGCGAAACCGCTACTTTTGCCGATTGCGCGACGGAGGGGTTGTCCGTCATGTGGCGGCCGAGGAGGATTCGAACTTCCGGCTCCGGGGTCAACAATCCCAATGCCTTTAAGGCCCCAGAGTCTTGCATTGGCTCACGTTTAACCCGGCTCACGCACCGGCCGCCAACGCCACTTTAGCAACGGTGCCAGGGCAGGTCATCCGCCTTCTTGGAGGATAGCGTCTATCATTGCGCGCCAACAATCGGCTTCGGGGTCGAGAACCCGTCCGTTTGACAGCTCTTCCCGTTCGACATAGTCCCATTCGTGGCCATCTACCGGCACATTGTCGCGCAAGGCTTGGCGGACGGCGGCGCTCGGCTCCCGAATTGCAGTAAGGACAGCGCGGGTAACAGCGACCATGTCGACGATTCCGTCGACGATAACGCCCTGGATGCCTTTGTCGGCTTCGTCGTCGACATACGGACCAGGCTTTCCCTTTTCGGCCTGGCGATACAGTTCAGCGACAGCCGCTCGGGTGGCCTGCTCGACTATTGATCCGGCCATTGTGGCTCTTCCGTTTACAAAATGGGGTGGATTAGGTCGCCCAAAAGCGACCAAGACCGAGGGCCTCGCGAGCCGTATCCATCCTGTCGCCACCCCGTCCCTGCCGTGGGTTATGGCGCGAGTCTAGCCCAAAACACCCTCATTTCCAGCATCGAAAATCAAAGCGAGGATCCATGCCTCTCTCCAACGCCGCGGTGAAAGCCGCGCGGCCGCGATCGCGCGCCTACAAGATGTTCGACGAACGGGGGCTGTTCCTGTTCGTCACGCCTGGCGGCCTGCGGAGCTGGCGCCTCAAATATCGCATCGATGGGCGGGAGAAGCTGCTCTGCCTGGGGCAATGGCCCGACGTGCAGCTGATCGATGCGCGCGATCGCGCGGAGGAGGCGAGGGGGCTGATCGGCCAGGGCGTCGATCCTTCGGGAACGAACCGAGCGGCGCGACAGATCCGCACGTTCGAATCCGTGGCGCGTGAATGGCATGCCCTGCAGCTGGAAAGATGGACCGATCGGCACGCGGCCGACGTCCTGGACAGCCTGGCGCGCGACGTGTTTTCGGAAATCGGTACCCTGCCGATCGGCGCGATCGGCGCGCCGGCGGTCCTGCAGGTGTTGCGCGATGTCGAACGCCGCGGCTCGATCGAAACCGCGCGGCGAATCCGCCAGCGGATCTCGGCCGTGTTTTCGTTCGCCATCGCGGAGGGCCTGGTAGAAAATGATCCGGCCGCCATTGTCGGTAAGGCGCTGCGCGCCCCGGCGCCGACCAGGCGCCAGCCTGCGCTGTTGTCGATTGAGGACGCACGCGGGCTCCTCGATGCGGCCGAGCGCGCCGGCGGCCCGCCGATCGTGCGGCTCGCTTCCCTATTCCTGGCATTGACGGCTGTCCGGATGGGGGCGTTGCTGGGCGCAACCTGGGACGAGTTCGAGGGCCTGGACGGTGATACGCCGCTATGGCGCGTGCCAGCGGCGCGCATGAAACTGGCGCGGGCAAAGAAGGGCGATCGCGCGAACGACCATTTGGTGCCGCTCTCGGCCGCGGCAGTCGCGGTGCTGAAGGCGGTAAAGGAGAATGGGTATGATACCCATTCCTCGCTCGTTTTTCCGATCCGGCCGGCGGCGATCGGCGCGCTCTATGCTCGCGCTGGCTATGCTGGCCGGCATGTGCCGCACGGTTGGCGGGCGACTTTCTCGACTATCCTGAACGAACTCTTCCGCAGCGATCGCGCAGCGATCGACATGGCGCTGGCCCACACCCCGAAGGGGGAAAGCGAAAGCGAGGGCGCATACAATCGCGCCCAGCTGCTCGACCGCCGGCGCGAGCTCTTCCAGCGCTGGGGAGAATTGCTGATCACATAATTTAATGTGTTTCCCGTCGCCCCAGCCGCCGATCGGCGCCGGGAGCGGGGGTTGCCGGTCTTCTCCACCGGAAACCGACGAGCAGGCACTCGCCACGACACAGTTGGCCGACTGGCCGCCCCGCACCCGCGCATACGGGCAGGGATAAGTGGAGAAATTCCCATGCATTCGTCAACCGATTCTGTCGATTCTGTTCGTCCCGTCGCGCCGGCCGCTGGTTATATGGGCGGCAAGCGCAACCTGGCGCGCCGGATCTGCGCGATCATAGATCGCGACGAACATGACGGCTATGCTGAGCCGTTCGTCGGTATGGGCGGGATATTCCTTCGTCGATCGACCCGGCCGAAGGCCGAAATCATCAACGACATTTCGGGGGACGTTGCGACGTTCTTCCGCGTGCTCCAGGAGCACTATCCCTATTTCATCGACATGATGCGGTGGCGCGTCGCCAGCCGATCGGAATTCAACCGGCTGCTGGCCAAGGATCCGGCGCTTTTGACGGATCTGCAGCGCGCAGCGCGCTTCCTTTACGTCCAGCGCCTGGCCTTCGGTGGCAAGGTCACCGGCCGGGCGTTCGGGGTCGACAAGACGCAGGGCGCCCGCTTCAACATCACCAAGCTGGAGCCGATGCTGGCCGATATTCACGACCGGCTCGCCGGCGTCGTCATCGAGCAGCTGCCTTATGGAAATTTCATCGCGCGCTATGACCGGCCGGGCATGCTGTTCTTCCTGGATCCGCCCTATTGGGATTGCGAGACCGATTATGGCGCCGGCGTCTTCGATCGCGCCGATTTCCAGCGCCTGGCCGAGCAGCTCGCCGGGATCCGCGGCAAGTTCCTTCTCTCGATCAATGATACGGCAGGCGCGCGCGCGGTCTTTTCTTCGTTCCCCATGCGGGAAGTCGATGTGACGTACACGCTTTCCGCGAAGGACAATGCCAAGAAGGCCGGGGAGCTTTTGATCAGCAATTTCGCCTTCGACTGAGCCGCAGGCGCCGCGGGGGCGGGGGAGGGCGATCCCAACCTCGTGCTCCCCCTGGAGAGCACGCGGGGAGGCCACAGCCTCCCCGCCCTCGGCGCTGCGGTGAAGCGCCAAGGGTGTCAAATGACGAGGTGAGGGTGCGTCGCTAGTCCACTAACAGCGCCTGCCGTAGGCAGACCTTTTGCCCTTAATCTCCTTCCCCGTGATTCCGACCGCTCTCTGAACTCGCACTCGGCTCTTCGAAGGCCGTGCCCATGCGAGCCAAAACGCCTTCGAGTATGGGGTCGTAGGCGCGTTTAGAGGCGATTTTGGCGCCTTCCTGGCCGTCAGACTGGGGGGAGTCGGGTTGCGGCATGCATCTTCGCAGAAGCTGCTGGAGGCGCATGAGGGCGCGCTTGTGCAGACGAGCCAGATCGAAGAAATAGGCATTTGTCGCCTGCTTCACGCGCGGGCCGTCCTCGTTGCCGGTCTTTTCGGTGCGCCGCACCCAATTCAGGAATCCGTGTTCCTTCAGCCGGCGCAGAGCGTCCACCACGGTCTTCCGTGCGAAGCCCGTCATTTCCTGGATGGTGGCGATCGCCGGCTCAAGGCGACCGGACTTGAAGTCCAGGCCGGGCAGCCAGAGCAGCGTTTTCAGGACGCGCAGCGCGTTGGCGCCGATCGGGTGGCGTGCGCCGGGTTTCTTCATCTGCCGATCATATTCCTCGGCCACCTGCAGATACCGGTCGCGCCATCGCATGGCGCCGACCTTTGTTCCGTCGCCGATCGGCCTGAAGACTTGAGCGCGGCGATCGTCGACGTCATAGCTGTTGCGCCGGACCGGCTGCTCGGTGCGCCGGCCGGGCTTTTTGTTGGCGACGAGGCGGCCGGCGATCGCGCCGAACGTCCGGGCCGTCATGCCCGGGCCTCCCGCTGGGTTACGCCAACCGCGGCGTCGACAGGATTGACGAAACCGGAGGAAAACCCTTCAGGAGCAAGTCTGCCCATTCCTGGGCTATTTCCCGCCGCCGCTTCATGTATGCGGCGCGGTTGTAGATCGGCTCGATTCCTGGCTGTCGGTGCGCCAGCATCAGATCGATGACGATGCGATCGCCGGGCCGTTCCTCCCTCATGGCGATCTCGTTCATGATCGTGGAGAAGGCGCTCCGCCAGCCATGAGGCACGTGGACGTCGGTGAAGCCGGCGTTGCGATACAGCTTCGATACAGAGGCGTCGCTGATATGCTTCCTCGGGCTGTTGGGGCTGGCAAAAGCGTACGGCGAATGCGCTGTGAGCAGCCGAAGGCTGTCCAGCACCTCCACGGCTTGCCGAGATAGGGGCACAGGATGTTCGAGCAGGCTGTGCAATTTCTCCTGCACCGAGAGCTTCATCCGCTCGGGAGGAATGATCCAGGTCGGCTCGTCTGGATCGAGATCCGCGAATTCCAACCAAGGCGCTGCTTGCACCGCGCCGGGGCGCACGGCGGTCAGCGCTATAAGGCGGGACGCAAATTTGACTATTGGATGGCCGGACGTGTTCTCGACTTTCCAGAGCATTGATCGAAGCCGCTCGATCTCCGTCAGCGCCGGATACCGCTTCAACGGAGCAGATTTGACGGGGATGTTCTCGGCCGCCGGATTGTCCAGTGCGTAGCCCATGCCCTTCGCATAGTCGAACACCGACGCCAGAGTGGTGCGATAGCGACGCGCCATTTCCAGCGCGCCGCGCGCTTCGATTTCCTTGACCTGCTGTACGATCATCGGGCGCGTGACGGCCGTGATCGGCAGTTTGCCGATCGGCTTGAACACCTCCCGCTCCAACATGTTGAGCGTCCGATCGGAGTGCGATTTGCTCCACATGGCCGATCGCTCGTGGTACCAGGCGCGCCCGACGATCTCGACAGTCGTTTCCGTCGCTGCTAGCGCCGCGGCTTTCCTCTGTTGGCGGTCGACGGCCGGATCTATGCCCCGCACGATCAGGCGGCGCGCTTCGTCCCGCATGTCCCTGGCTTCGCGAAGCGAGATCTCGGGATAGGGTCCGAAGACTATCCGCTTCTTCTTTCCGTGGAAGCTGTACGACAATCGCCAGCTCTTGTAGCCGGCCTTCGTCACATACAGATGCAGACCCAGCGCGTCGGTCATCTTGTAGTCGGATTCGGCGGCCTTGGCCGTGCGGCATTTCGCATCGGTCAGCAC